TCTTATAGATCTCGGGTTAGTAGCACCTGCATCCCAAGTAAATGTTTTACCATTAAATATAGTTGCAACTAATACTTCCCCAAAATTATCTAAAGACCAGTTGCCTGGATCTAAAATTACATTACTTGTAGATCGTTCAGTGCCCCAAGTCGAATCCCCCCATAAATAAGTTCCCCATCCATATCCTTTTGTCTGAAATGTAGGTCCAATTTCGACGTAAGGATTAATGGTTGCAGACCCTGTTCCAGTTGTATCTGCAGAAGCATTAGTTCTCATTACAATATTAAAACTATTTGCATTATTAACTTGTACTATTTCAAAGGCCCCTGTTGTAAAATCTGCATCTACATAACCTGATCCTGGAGGAGCAGTTACACTAGTAAAAGTAATATATCTTCCAACAGCTAAATTGTGAGTTGTTTTATTTACTGTTACAGAAGTTGAAGATGCGTTCGTATCAAAAGTTGCTCCAGTGATAGCAGTATCTAAAGGAGTAATGTCATAAAAACTTTCTGCATAATATAAAAATAAACCTTGAGACGTTCCAATGACCGTATATTTCTCTCCTTTTAAACTAGTAAAGGCTAATTGAGCTCTTGCTACTCCAGGTAATGTCTCATTAGAAACAGTTAATTGTTCCCATCCACCTATTTTTTCAGGTGCTGTATATCTAAAACGTACAAAATCTCCATCTACCCATTGTCCAGGAAGAGCGGAAGGTACGCTTTGTTTATTAAAACCAGGTGCAAAATCTACTTTTTTTAAGGCCATACTCCTTAATATATAGGGTTTTTATTATTTCTTCAATCTATATGTTTACTCCTAAATTTATGTTTAAGGTTAAAGATAATTTAGGGCCCTTACTTTCAATAACTTTATGTTTTTTAAATGGCTCTATATATAAAATATCGTTTTCTTTAAGTTTTATTTTTTCTCCATCTATCTCCCAAATACACTCTCCATATACTTGTCTAACAATAACGTGATATGTATGATGATGAGCTGGAAAACTAGGTAGACCATTTAAAACTTCTTTTCCAAAATAAAAATTACCATTAATTTTACCTCCGACTAAATCATCTACATAATTTTCTAATTCTCTTAAATCTTCATTTAAATCTAATATGTTAGACAAAACAAAAGTAAAACCATTATTATAGTATTTATTGAATTTTTTAAAATCTAAATTTTGATTAGAATCAAAAAGATTAAATTGATGAGGTTCTCCAAAAGCATTTATAATTTCTACGGAAGGTTGTCCCCATAAATATTTTTTAGGCCATCTATTATAAATTTTTAAAAAATTAAGAATATCTTTTTCTTTTAAATTTATTTTTTTATTTTTTAAATGAGAGATAATTTTATTTATTATCATGCTAAATCAATAGAAACTTTATTACAATGAGGTAGTCCTAACATTGGTCTTGAATCTAAATTGTGGAAACCGTCATACTCTCCATTTTTAAAAATATAATGTAAAAATACTTGAGAACAAATATTTCCTTTAAATTTTTCTCTCCAATGTTCTAATTTGCATCCTGCATACATTAACATATCTCCAGGAGATAAATTTACTTTAATTTCTTTTTTATTAACTTTTATATAAATTGGCCAAAGGTCTCCTCCTAAATTAAGTGTAGTAGATATTTCACAACTAGGTCTATCTGTATGTTTTTTTAAAATAGATCCTTTTTCATAAATTCTTGCATATGAATAAGTAGGTATTAAATCTAATTTAGTATTTTTTTTCATAACAGGCAGCATTTGATTTAATAAAGTTTCCATTACAAAATCAGCATAGTTAGAGTATACATTTGGAACTTGAGGATCATTCCATGTGCCAAACATTTCTAATGTCTCATCTTCTTCTATAATTCTATTATTATATAAAAATTTAGCTGCCTCTCTTTTTAATAAAAAATAATCATATATAAAAGAAGCTTGTTCTTTTGAAATAGCATTTTTAATAATCTTATAAGTAAAATTCATAACTATATATAATTTATATTAATATTAATTCTCACTTTCTCATTAGTAGTAGATGTACTTGCATGTTCTATTGATGAGTTAAACAATAATAACCTATTTTCTATAGAATCAATTTCTACATTATTTTTTAACAAAGTTTTACCATTATTTGTATTAATATAATATATAGCTCCTTTGTGAGGATAAGTAAAATCTACATGAAATTTGTGTTTTTCTAAAACATTTGTACGTGGATGTAGATTACATTTCACCCTTATCAATGAGTTATAATCTATTTTAGATAATAATAATTTTTGTAAAATTTCAAAAAAAGAACTATTGATTTTATTGTCATAAGCAAGATGAGTAAAATAACAAGTTAAGTCTTTTTTATTTTCTTCATGTAAATCATTTATAACTGGTTGATAATACCAAGGAAAATCTAAATTTAATATTGTTTCTTTTATTTTTAAAAAATCTTTTTTTGGTAAAAAATTATCTATTATTTGATGACTCATTTCTAATTTGTTCTAAGTATAGTTTATGTTTTATATAATTATTTTCTTCTTTTTTTCTTTGTATAAGCCAATCATTAATATTAGTTTCGTAATTTTTTGGCAAATTAATAAATTCTTTTTTTATTAAATCAATATTTATTAAGCCCAGTTCATATAAAATAATTATAAAATTACTTTCATAGAATAATAAATACCCTTGTTTAAAATCTTCTTTAATAGGCAGTCTATGTTTCCATAAATTTAATTTACTTTGCAATGATTCAGGTATATTTATTTTTAATTCTTTCCAAAACTTAGAATCTTTTTTATTTACTAAATAATGAAGTATTACAAAATCCCTAGTATTTTCTATTACTCCCGTAATTGTTTTGTTATACAAATCAATTTGACTTTGATTATAGTTAAATATTAAATGCATTAATAAAAAAGACTGTTGTATAGAAGTGCCTATGGAAGTTGCTTCCAATGGTTCAATAAAACTAGAAGATAATCCAATAGCACAACAATTATTAATCCAAAATTTATCTAATGTACCTGCTTCAAACTTAATGTTTTTACTGATCTCTATATTTTTTTGTAAGTAATCTTCACATTCTTTTTTGGCTTGATTTGCATTAATGTAATTATTATTAAATACATAACCATTTCCCCACCTTCCATAAGTAGGTATTCTCCACATCCAACCAGAAGACATTGCTTTAGATAAAGTATAAGGAGTATATTCTTTTGTATCTTCTGTAGGAAAAGCAATGGCCTCGTTCATAGGTAAGTATTTTAAATAAGAAATCCATTTTGCTCCTAACTTTTCAATCAATACTTTTTTAAATCCAGTTGCATCTATGTAAAAATCAAAAGAATAATCATTTTTTATACCTTTAAGTTTTAAAATAGATTTGTTATTAATTTCAACATTGTTAATTTCATCTTCTATTATTTTAATATTTCTATTTTTACATACCTTGATTAAATAGTTATTTAACTTAAACGTATTAAAGTGATACTGAAGTGGCCTATAATAAGTAGATATTTTATTGTCTAAAATATAATTATTTATTAAACTTTCTTTATTCTTTATTTTAAAAGCATAACCTATTTTATATTGTCCTAAACTTAAATTATGTAAATACGATACGTGATGTAAATAATCTTTCTTAGTCCAATCTTTAAAATATACTCCATATTTACATGTAGCATCTGTTTCTTTTATTAACTCCTTTTCATCTATTTTTGCAAAATCAATAAATTCTTTCCAGTGTTCTGTACTACCTTCTCCAACTCCTATTATTCCTATTTTATTTGATTTAATTACTTTTATTTTTAGTTTTGGAAATCTTGAGTTTAAAATTAAAGCATTTATTAAACCGGCTGTTCCCCCTCCAATAATTCCTATTGTTTTTAAATTCATTTAATTAAATCTTTAAATAAGTGTAATTTTTTTTATTTCCTATTTTCCCTGTTATGAAATAATTAGTCCCAATCATAACTTTATTTCCTTTGTTAATAGATTCATGATGTAAATCAGATAAAAAAATAACAATGCTGCCTTGTTTTGTATCGAAACTCCAAGTTTGTGAATTATATCCATTATATTCTTTTATTGTATAATCTAAATAATGACATTTTTGTAAAACAGTTTTTTCTTTTTTAAATATTATTTTATTATCTCCTTCATTTTTTAAATAAAAAGAACAACTTATTAATGAGTTTTTATGAGCATGCATTCTATGATTTGTATTATTATTTACTGTAGCCCAACTATGCACAAGGCGTAATTTATCCTCAATTTGTAAGACATTATTTTTATATTCTTCTACATAATTAAATATTATATTTTTAATTCTTTTTAATTTTTTATTTGTAAATAAAGACATTTCTTGAGAAATATCTGGTTCATCTAAAAATTTGTCTTTTCTATAATTTAATTTTATAATAATTTCTTCTTCTTCTTTACTTAATTTAAAATCGGTATTTAAAAAAAATATAGGACTACCATTAAATACTACGATTGACATTATTTAAAAGGTTTACCAGTTATCCAGCAAACCAACGAATTTCTTTCTCCTTTAGTAACTGGTTTTACTTCGTGTACAACAAAACTAGGAAAAGCAGTTAACATTCCTTGTTCTTTTTCCATAAAAATACCTTTATCACCTTCATATAAAACTAATTCTC